GGGAAATAGACTCGCAAGAAGCAAGAATTTGGAGTGTGTCATGACATGGATGGTTTCGTCTGATGACAGTTGGTTAGCAACTACAGCTTTGCATCTACAAGATGAACAGCAGTCTTCAGCTAGATTCTTGACGCACTTGATAAGCTGCATAAAGACCGAAAATTACCCACTGATGTGCGCTCAGAACAGTAAAGAAAAATCAACTTCACCAACAGTTGCTCCCATCATGGAATTTAATTCAATGTGGACCATCAATACAAGCGTTGTTTCCATGAATATAAAGTTTGTTGAAGCGTGCATGAGAGTAGCAACTATAAGCAGAATGGACGACAGATTCAACACCTTTTCTACATTGAGATCACAGTTGCTTCAAAATTCAGGAAGTATAGAATTGTGTTCATATGTGCAACTGGCACAAGCGGCCTCGCATTACATGAGTTTGGGGGCTTATATTGACCCATTATTCGACAAATTTAGTATGGACTTGGCAAATAAGCCACATCCTTCAACTGGGTTCTTCATAATGGAACCAGAGTTGACAACTGGAATGCTGGGCCTTGGTTTTGGATTGTATGTTGCCTGCAAGAATGAGCCTAAAGTTTTAAGAATCCACACAAAACTACTGATGACAAAAGACGCAGAGATGGATGAATTAGGTCAGATCAGGGCGAAAGTGTATCTGCCATTTGGCCAAGCTGAGAGGTATAGAAAGTTCTTGAGATCTATTGCTTATGACAAACTCTTCATAGATGGGCAATTTAAAGAGAACCCGTTTGCATTTGTTGATCAGCCTCAAACCCGAATCGAGCTTGAAGCGAGAATGATGGAAAAGTGTGGAGATCCTTCCATAGCTGACTCTTTTGACTTCCAAACAGACTCAAAGCTGCACGCCTCTGCAGTGTACATTTTGAGTACACCTTGTTTAGTTGTTAAAACTAAGAACTTAGAGGACAGACTGCATGATAAGATCTCACTCATAGAATATAACGACAGACTCGAAACTTATGATGAAGAAATAACATACGAAATGATAAGTGTCATGTTTCCAATGGTGGACTTTTATGAGGAGTTCAGGAGCTCGATTGAGCATCTTAAGACTCAAATGGGTGGAGTCAAGACACTGGTGC